TTGGGACGTAACGGTTTGGCCGTTGTTGACCAAATACGTACCCGCGCCACCAACCCCAGTGATACCGCTGATGATGTAGGTTCCTGCCGAAATGCCGGAACCCGTCACCAGATCATTCGGCGCGAACGTTCCAGTCACCGTGCCGCCGATGGTCAGCAAGCCGCCGTTGGCGTTGATCGCTTGCGACGATACCGTTTGCGCGGCGCTCACGAAGTACGTGCCAGCGACACCAGCGCCAGTACCGCGCGCGAGGATCGTGCTGCCTGCGGTGATGCCGGAACCGGTGATGACTTGGCCGACCGCGTAATAACCGGTCACCGTGCCGCCAACGGTCAACATCCCGCCCGAACCAGTGACGGTTAATGATGCGAGGGTTTGCGAAACGCTGACTTGATACGTTCCGACGCCGTTTGCGGTCCCGGTCAATTGAGCGAGAACGGTCATGGCCGGATCGAGGTTCGTGCCCGAAAGCGTTTGGCCAACGAACACGCCGCCTGTGGCCACCGCGCTCACCGTCATCACTTGCCCCGCGAACGATGCGGTGAAGCTGTTGACGGCAATTGTGGACGCCGTAGACGTGGTTGCCGCGATGGTTGATGCGGTGGACGTGCCACCTGCGGTCGGCGTACCGGTCGCGGCGAAGCTCACCTTACCGGTAACGTTATCGGCATACGCTTTTTGGCCAATCGCGGTGGTTGTGGAACCGTCGTTCTTGACCCAGAACCCGCCGGCCGAGAACAGCGTTACCGCCAGCCCAACAGGGACCAGTTGCGTTGCTTCGCCGAGGAAGGCCGTGATCAGCGCTTGTTGCTCGCGATGCACGAAGCCGGTCGGTGCGCCCGCACCCGTATTGCTAACGGTGCGATTGTTGACCGGATCGGCCCAAGCGAACAAGCCAACGGTTACACCGTTCGGCCCGGCCACGAAAGCGCCTTGTTGATTGTCGACCGCTGCGCGCGGGTTTGAATCGCAAAAATCACCGGCGACACCGAGTGCAGGAACGGTATTGACTTGAGAGGGAAAGCCCATAATTGACTCCTTTTACCTTAGACAGAACGCATTGCAGCGAGATTGGGGAAGCGCGCGCTCAAATCCTGTGGCACCGATGTTTGCTTCGAATCGGTTGCCATGCGCTCGCCGGGTTTTTGTTGTGCTTGAAGAATGTGACGATAAGCACTGGGGTGAACATCTTTCAAGTCAACACCAAGTGTTTCCAACGCTGCTTTGTAAACGCCTTCGGCGGAATCGAATGACAGCGAAAGTTTACCGACATAAGGCTTCACAGCCTCTTCGGCATCGCGAATTGCATTCATGCGCGCAACAACACGCTTTTCAGTTTCTTGTTCGGTTTGTTTGATCGCGGCGTCCATCGCGGTTTTGCTGACAAAATCGTTATCCTTTTTCGCAGCGCCTTTTGTTTCGGGCGGTTCGTCCATCGCCGGCTTTTTCTTGTCGTCGTCCTTTTCTTCTTCATCCTTGGCGACTTTTTTATCGTCGTCTTTTTCCTCTTCATCCTTGGCGACTTTGTCATCGTCCTTTTCTTCTTCATCCATCGCCGGATCGTCTTCTTTGTCCAGCGCATCCATCGCGCGAACAACCGCACCGAGATCGGCATCTTTTGCGAGATGCGTATTCACGAGTTTCAGAATTTCGGGTTTCTTTTCCAGCCAATTGTCAGCGGTGACATCGGCGAGAATCGAATTGAAATTCAGTTTTGAATCAGCGGCAAGCTTTGCGGAGACCATCAAGGCTCCTTTGGCGAGCGCTGCCTTATTTGACAGAGCTATCTTTGACATGGGAATAGTCTCCAACTTTGAATCACCGACAATTACATCGGAGCCTGCTCGGCCTGCCGCGACAACCGCGACGTGATTACCGAGTATATTACGCATAACGCCGTCATAAGCTTCACCGTCCGGTGTTACTCCTGCCGTCATATCTGCGCTGTAACGATAAGACGAAGACAATTCACATTGCTCTTTCGTCTCAATTCCTTTGATCGCGTCCTCAGTCCAAAAGGTCAGCGAATTTTTTAAATACGGTGCCGCGAAGATTGCATCGGTTCCAGTCGCCCCAACCGTGCGGCCTTTCGGATGATCCCAAGAGGTCGATGGAACGTGCGTGTCGAGGATTGGCAAGCCGTTGAAGGTTGCCGCGCCTTTTTCCAATTCGAGCGGATCGCGATACAACCGATAAAGACGCGTCGGTTCTAATCCCAGCGCTTCCCAATCGGGAATTTCATTGCCGAAATATTCACAAACGTTCGCTTTGCTAATGTTCGATGTTTTTACGCGTAAGCGGCCATCTTGATCGTAACTGCGCACGCTGCGATCAAAAGCAAACTCTGCCGAATCACCAGCGAGTTTCACCGCCATGCAATCTTGAATATATTTATCGACGGTTTCTTTGATGCCCGGATGCAGCGGTTCGGGCAATGCACTCGGTTTCGCCCAGACATAACCTTCATGCTCTTCATTGAGAAGAGGGTGGAACATTTCGCAACGGTGCAAAAATAAATTGAAATCGTCCGTTCCGCCGTGATAATCGATGTCCTCGCCGAGTTCACGGCCGGTCTCTTCTTTCATCTCGCGAACGGCGGCTTCGCGCGCGGTTTCACCGGCTTCAATTCCGCCAGCCGGGAATGCCCACATTCCGCCGTTGTCAGCACCTTCAGCGCGGTGCATCAAAAGAATTTTTCCATCCGCAACGCACATCACGCCAGCAGCGGGCGCAGCGTCTTTGCCGGCAGTCTTGTATGCAATCGCGGCAGCTTGACTTTGTGAATGACCCGCGCGCACCAACTCTTCAATGTTTGAAGAAATCGTTTGTTGTGAGCGACCGTATTTAAGCGGCATCTTCAGGCAACTCCGCTTTTCTCTCAACAATTAATTGAAAATGTAATTTCATTTCAGAACCGACAGGCCAATTTTGCAAAATTACTTCTGCTTCATCATAAATACGACTTATTGCTTCATTAATCGCGCCAGCATCGCCACGATTTGTTCGGCATTCATCGGAAATAATTTGATGACTTGCAACGGCTCCGCCCATCTCATTCAAACCCTGGAATAATCGGTTTCGCAAAACAACGACAATTAATCAATTGCCCTGGCAAAATATATTCGTCATCAATAAGCGCACCTTTATCAACGTTGTAACGCAACTTTTCAGCGCCTGCTTTAACATGCGACGGGCGAGGCTTTGCGCCGGCATGTGAGTGACACCAAATCGCCTCATTGATGCCCAACTCGATATAACGCGTCCGTTGCATCGTGGCGGTGGCCAAGTTGTTTTGGGTGTGTGCAATAAGGGCCGCGCGACGTTTTGTGACGCCAAATTGTTTCTCAAGTTCTTTCGTTAAGTTCCCAATATCGCGCCCGGCCGCGACAGAACGCAACACCATACCTTCGATTTGCGTAAAGTGCTGTTCCGGAATCGATTTGATTAAATTTACGTTCTGACCAACTTGCGCTTGGATGACATCATTCATCGCGCGTGTCGGTTGAAATCGAACCGATATTCCTTCCTTACGCAGCGCGGAAGCCAATTGGCGATCTGACCGATCAGCAACCGCTTTCGAAAAATAATTCGCCAGATCGACGCTGGCCATATCAAATTGCTTTTGCCATTTCGTCGCCAAGCGTTTCATCACGCGGCGCATCACAACCGCCGGAGCGCCTGTGTAATCTTCGTCCGCCGCGAGATTTTCCGGCGGGCGCCGATTGTAGGCGGCGCGTGTCCAATAAATGATGCTGCGTTGCATAGCGTCGACTAGCGCGTCCAATTTCTTTTGATACATCGCCGCCAAGCCGGCATTCGGGCGCATTCCCGGCAGCGTGTTAGGCTGCTTTTTTGTCTTTATTATTGCCATCGGACTCATCATCTAACAATTTTTCTTCAGCCGGATCAATCGGCGGCTCCGGAACTTCTTCCGGTTTCAAGCCGTGATACGCGGAATCCTCTTTCGCAGAAAGGCGCGTGCGAACTTCTTCCGGCGAAATAACACCTTCTTGCAACAATATCGCATCGGTCTCGGCTTCGATTTTTTCGACTTCGGCCAACTCTTTTTCGTCCAGTGACCACAGCGGTTCCCAAACAAAGGTGATTTGGTCATCAATCGCGCCAAACAATGAGAGTTGAACGACCTTCAACAAATATTCGACTTGATCACTGAACGAACAAACTTGCTGATCTTCAACCCATTGGAAGAATGTTCTAATCTCGCCATCGTTGTCGGCATTCAAGCCGGTCGGTGTAATGCCGAAAAGAATCGACAACGGAATTCCGGTGACGCTGCTCATGTGTTCTTGCGATTGCGCTTGCAGATCGGGCAGCGAAGTCAACGGTGTTGAAATATTATCAAGCTCTTCGGTGTCTTTGTCGACTACCATCAAGCCGCGATTGTCGCGGTGCGCAACAAACATCTGTATGCGCCTGCGGAGGTTTTCCATTCCTTCAGTGTTAATTGTTTGTCCCATATTCAATTTCAATACGCTGATTGAAAATGAATGAATGAGATCAGAAACCGCTTGGCGCGTCTGCAACCAATTATCGACGTACGGCTTCAGCATTTGCGAAAGCGACAAACCACCGAATTGATAGGCGGGTTTCAAAATATCCGGCATCGGTCGGCCAACAATGGTCAAGAGCCGCGAAGCGTGAATTTGTTTCCCCATCACAAACCAACTTTGCGGCTTGTAAAAGGTCGGGTTCAACGGATTGGTGCTGTTGTAATCGTTCGGATACGTCCAAATCGGTTCAACAATGCGAAGACTTTTCAACGATCCTTGTTTAATTTTTGCTGGAGAAAGCGTGATTGGTAATTTTAATTCTTGATCTTCATCAACGTCATAACCCAAATCCATGTAAATGTGCGCGCGGCCAAAATAGCCATCCAACTCAGCCGCTTTACGAAAAACCTCTTGCGCCTTCAAGCGCGTCATTTCCGCTTCGATTTTTTTAATTTTGTCGGTTTTGTCTTCGTCGCCAGTGCTTTGCAACCGCAGCCACTTGCGCGTCATTTCCTTCGCAATAATTTCAGTCGGGCGCCGATACTCAGCGCGCTGCGTCAACTCCGATAAATAGGCATACGAGAAGGCCATGATGCCTTCGTTAAAAACAGAATTCATCGACAACGCATTGTAAGCGGTGCTCAATGCGGCATCGTTCGCCATTCCAGTGTGACCGGCCGGCAAAACGCCCGGCAACGCGGTCGGGAATGTAAAGGCATTTATTTTTTCGCCAAAAACACCGATAGAGGCAAGGGCGCTATCCGTTATTTTTATCGGCTCTTTTACGACAGGCGAGGGCGCAGGCGTTTCAACGATTTTCGAATCGAAACAACGCAAGATTTTTTTGAAAACATTCATCAAATATAAGCCATCGCGTCATCAGTAATAACAATCGGCGTCGATTGAGGATGAGAGCAAATCACCACACCGTCCGCCATGTTCGGCGAAACTGTGCCGTCCGGCGCCTTATCAATTAAAACTTTTCCCGCATTGTTCAACGAATACGTCACCTGTGAAATTTCCATCATCAACTTCGTCAAATTCGGCAAATCGCTTGACAACGAAATAATCGAGTCCGGATCGAATTCCATTCCTTCAGTAACGGCGCGATAGGTATTCTGAAAAAGAATTCGCAACCACCACCAACTTTGTGCCTTCAAGTTCGCAAAAAAATCTTTATTCTTACGCTTCGGAACCATTTCACCTTCAGGTCTAAAAACAGAACCCGAACCGCGATAGGGGTTTGCTTGAAGCTGGCGTTGTCCTTCACGAAGTCGTTGATCATTGATTATCCGCGCATCACCGCGAACGCCAGCGCCGAGACCATCGGAATCGTAATCGAATTCAGTGTAACCGTATTCGTCACAAAAATAAAAAACTTTCTGAACAGTCTCAAAAATGTCGCTGTTCTTTCCACTCCATTCTTCAACGTGTTCAACTAAAATTCCCAGCTTACCGACAAAACAATTTTTATCTCTCCCTTCATCAGCGACATCAAGAGCACCGCGACGTTTACCGGTCGGTGTGACGCCCAACTTCTTATGCGCATCGACAGACGCTTGCACCCAAACCGAAGGAATCAAAACACCTTCTTTAGACGCTGAATAATCGATGTCGACTTCTTGTGCCAACGTCACCGGATCGAGATCGTGCTTTTGCTTCTCATACCACTGTTCGTCTTTGCGCGGATCATCACGCCAGTGGAATGTAAAAACCTTGATCTTGCCCTCAAAGCGCTTCGCGGCGAAAGGATTCGCGCGACCGTTCGGCGTACTCACATCTTGCCGACAATTTGTTGTTGCCGAAAGTGACGCATCAATCAATTGCGCACGCTCAAGGAACGCCGATTCGTCAACAATGTAAAAGCTGGTGCGATCACCGCGACCAATGCCATCACCGGATTCGCCCGTCATCAGCGACTGCGTTTGCGGAAAAACGATCCGCATATGCGGCGCATGCTTGTTGCGCTCCCATCCGTTGCGAAACTCTTTGGGCAACGAACTCATAAACAACCGCGCTTTCTCGAACAGCGATTTCGGCTGCCCGATCTTGTCAACGTATTCCTCTTTGCGCGATCCAAAACCGGCAACGACACCGTTGTTGAAATTACAAACGGTTGCCGCGAGACCGATGGTCAACCACGACATTCCCATGTCACGGGTTTTTTCGGTGATTCCCGGTTCACGATTGCGCCAGCGATCCAAAAACCACTCGCACCATTCCTCTTGCTTCGGGAAAAGCAAAAAGGGAATATAGGCGGGCAATCCAATTTCGACGTTGCGCGGATCGAATGTCATGCCCCAATCAATAATGAATTGTGCTTGGTGATCTTTGTAATACTGCTTCAACAACGGCAACTGCGCCGGATTTTTCCGAATGCGCTGTAAGCGCTCGATCCGCCACTCAAAAACTTGCTTGTAATCCGGATTTTTAAAATCGAATGGAAACGGAATCGGCATTAAGCGGCCCGATCTTGTTCAAAATCAAACTTCAGCATGGCGCCACCGGGGCCAGCGATGACTTGGCCTTGTAAATGCGCCGCATCAAAGATAACCATCGAGACCGGATAAATTCCCGGCGGAACATCGATGCCACCGATTTTAAATGTTAGCAAATTACTGCCAGCGTCCCACTGAATATAAATCGGCGAATCATTGCTATCGATGGTGATATCTGTCCCCAGTAACTCAACTTGTATTTGTGTCACAGCAGCAAAGTCGAGCGGCATTCCCAAATAGTAAACGCTGATCGTCGCGGTGTTATTGCGACCGATGTAGATCACTTTCGTATCCGGTTGCTGATCTTGTCCGGTGCCATCGGTATTTAGTGTGATGTTTTCCGGATCAATGTCGCGCATTTGCGGCGGAAGCGGTAATACATCAATGTCCACCAACTGCTGTTGAAGAGCGGCCAAGGAAAATCGGCCGACCACAAAGAC